CTTTGAAGAATTGATCAAATTCTTTGCACCAAAGACTGGGTTTGCCCTTTTTGTTATTGGGGAACCTCTTATTAAGTTGTTAAAAGGGGTTACTATGAGAGAAAACCAAAACGCTTGTGTGTTAGCAATCATTTTTCATGGGCTAACATGGTTAAACGCTAGACGTGGCACCCTACCATCATTATTTTCCAACATTATCGTCCATTCCATTGTCAACTTTCTTGCAGTGTGTATGACCTACCAGAATTCTTTGGTTATGTCTATGGACCGACGGGCTATTTTGCTCGGGTTTTTGTTGAAAATGATTATGAGGTACCTATGCCGTGTCAACGTTTCAATGTCATTCTTAGACTCCCTGTTTGGGAAGAAAATGCGAGTTGTAAGGACCCATCCCATTCCTCCACCTATTATTAAATCTTGTTTTTGGAAGGAAGATGGACCAACACATCACACTGCATTGATATCTCAAGCAACACCTGATCAGGTGTGTAAGCCAATGCTAGGAGCTTGGCCTTATGGAATCACAATGCATGAATACCATCCCTTCATGTGTCGTGGTTGTCAATGTAATGAACGTCGCTCTGTTGTCTCTCGTCAATGCCTTAAGAGACCAGAACCTGCTACAGCTGTAATGGATGCATATTATGTCTATAGTTTGTCTAGACATCCATCCTATTACGGACCAATTAAGACCATTCCACCATTGAGCTTCAATCAATGGAAAAGTCGTTTTCCTCTAGGCCGTCAACAATTGTTGAATGAAGCTAAAGAATCACTTATATATGAGCCACTCAACCATAAGGATTATACTTATGATTGTTTCGTGAAACAAGAATTGCAACTTGACCCAAATTTCATCGAACCTGTCTCTCCCACCACTATGACCCTATCTGCAGAATTACTGAGTGAACTCCCAATCAGTAATGGTGCTATCATTGATGCAGATCCTAGGAATATTAGCGGACCGTCCATTAGATATAAGTGTGTTGTTAGCCCAACTATTGCAGCTCTAGAACATCACATAGCCACGTACACTAAGAAGAATAAAGTGAACGGGTACCCATGTCCTTTTACTTTAACAAAAGGTTTTAACCCAACGCAGCTTGGTAACTGGTTTTCCTCTTTGGTAGACCAGTTCAACACCCCATATTCAGTAACTGATGATGGATCAAGATGGGACGCCACCATGAATTATGATTTATTACAGTCTGAATTGGAAGTGTATGAGTATTTCGGAGCTCGACGAAAAATACTCAATCATATGCGTAAAACTGCTTATCGGACTAAAGGTATCACTAAAAATGGAATTAAGTTCTCAATTGAAGCCACCAGGAAATCTGGTGATCCTAATACTTCATTAGGAAACTGTATAATTGATGGGCAAATCCATACCTTTGTTTATTCTCTCATGTACTCTCTTGCAGGCATAACTCCAATTATGGAATGTTATGATGAGCCCGTACTGTGTGATTTCCAGATTGATAATCTTTCAATCGACCATCAGCTACCAATCCGGCACGTATGGCATACCGGCCGCTGGGAGAAGCCTCCTCGGCAGAATGCCCATTACGTTGCGCCTCGCTGGGAGCGGAAGGGAAATCAGTACGCGTTCCATGATGGACACTGGAAATAGTCGCTATATGG